GGGAACATCCACCAGCAGGGGCGTTTCGTCCGGGTAGTTGCCGTTGTATCCCTTGTCAGGAAGAACAATGCGGTATCCCTGTCCGCACTCCAACATCCACTGCCAGAGCCGCCGATCGAGCGCGTCCTTGCCCTCATACTGCAAGGCGTTGGACAGGCGGGCAATTTCCTCACCGTCACCAGTTGCCGTTTCAGACCGCACATAAGAGCAAGGAGTACCGCTCATATAGCCCGTGTAGAAGCCCACGCACTCGTTGGCGTGGTTCTCTACAATGCGATTGGTGATTTCAGCGTGGTACTCCTTCGTGCGGTGGAGGACAGGCTGACTACCCAAGTAGTAGTTGTGCAAAAAGCGAATCTCGTTCTTGTTCAGCAGATGAATAGGTTCTGCCTTGCCCATGACCACTTTTAGCACGTTCTCTCGGTTAATTTCCGTCTCCGGTGTTTCAATCGGTCTACGTCCGGTCAGCGGCTCATTCAAAAAGCCGCCAACAACCATCTGATACTCAGCCATGTGCCCCTCCTTTCCGGCAAAATAAAAAGCGCAGCAAGACAAACCTGTTAAGGTCTATCTCACTGCGCTTACAACTGCGCTTCAAAAGCTATTCAGTTTTTAAACTTTGGTACGGAGACCCATGTATCTTTTGGAAGGTTGGAATCTCCAATTGTAATCCAATGGCAAAGAGGACACAGAAGGGAGAACTTGCCTTCCACTTCGCCAAGATAACGTCCGCAATCACACGGATTGCCGTTTGCGTCTTTTCGAGGACGCTTGCATCTAACTTTCGCTATCATCTGTGCTCCTTTCGTTGAATTTCTGGAAACAGGCTGTTGAGCACAGACCTGTCAGAAGCTACTGGGAAACTGTTCGCACTTCCAGCCGTGCTATCTCCGCTCAGAGAAAGTCATTGCAGTCTTTACATTCAGTTGTCGGACAGATGTAAACGGGTTAACTGCAATTTTGGTGCTGCATAATGGATTTGAACCAATGTATGTCCGGTTATGAGCCGGATGCTCTAGCCATACTAAGCTAATGCAACATAAACCCCGGCTTGATTGGTTAACCGCCGCTCTTTGCAATGTCATGTCTAAACATTGCATCGAGAGCCGGGAGTAGCGGTGGAGGATTCGGAGAATAGAAAGCCAAGCAAAGAAGATGGTTGTGCTGCGTAACGGAATCGAACCGTTGCTTGCCAGCTGTGGGGGAGACAGGCTGGCATTCCCCTTACAATTGGAAACGCAACATATAAAGCCCGGTGAAGGCGAAAGAGTGAGAAAACCTTCACCGGTGAAAGGAGGAATATGCCTATTGACGCCCAAGCAAGTAAAAATAACAAAACCTTGCTGCGCTGGGCTATTCCTTAGAGGAAGCTGCAAATCTTCCTGCGTACATTATAAGCCTTGTCAAGTGGTGAAATCAAATAAATAGACCCAGCGAACACAATATATTGTGTTTTTAATCAAAAAGGCCTCTTGACAGGCTCAATTTTACTGATTCCGTTATACAATTCATCGGCAAGCTGCGCCAGACTGTCCGGTGCATCATCGTGCGGAACTTTGCCGAGCTGCGTGAACATCGTCACCTGTTCCATGAACGCCTTGTACTCTTTCGACTGGTGCTTTTCGTCAAGGAAATAGAACCGTTTGATGTCCGGCGCATACTGGATGATTCTTGACAGCTTGCTTTGACCACTGGGCGCACGCTGGCTGCGGACAGAACAGTGATAGCCCTGTTGCCGGAGCTGGCTGTCTACCACATCACAGTATTCGTCACCGCCGTTGTTGGCTTCGCCACGCACCACGTTGATTTTATGCTGAATGATTTTGCCCACAACTTCCGGTCTGGTCACGGTCTTATCGCCGTTATTGAACACAAGGTCAGGGATGAACACAGCATCTCCGTACACATAAGCGATAGGACAGGCGGTGAAATCTCCGCCACCCCATGCAATATCCATGACCATGAGTTTGCGATCAGGCTCACCATCAGGCAAAACGCCGTTGAAATACCGCAGTTCATCGGCAGGGAACAGCAGACCTTCACGCACATAGGGCTTGCCCATGTACTTTGCCCACCATGTTGCATCGTCAATGCTGGCTTTCATGTCGGCATAATAGGCATCATCAAAGCCCACGCCGTAGTCATAATTGAAGTTGCTGTGTCCGTTCTCGTCTACCGCAGGAATTACCCGGAATCGGTACTTCGGGTTGTCTGCATACTGGTTCTGGATGCGTCCCAGAGGGTCAAGCACGTTCCAGCGTGTACCGACCATCAGCTCCAATGCGCCTTGCTTCTTACGGTCTTTCAACTGGTTCAAATAGGCATCGTACTTGTTGTTTAGACGCTCAACGTTCAGGCTTTCCTCCAAGTCCTCAATCAAATCATCGCTGTACAGAACGCCGCCCTCGCCAATTTCAACAGCACCAGTCAGAGTGCCGCCAATGGAGCGGCAAGTAAGGGTAGGGAAGCGCTTTTTACGGTTCAGGTCAACACTTTCATCCTTTGCGCTCTTGTCCACAAGCTGAACGTCAGGGAAGATTTTGCCCCAGTTGTAGGTCACGGGGTCAGTGATGATGGACAGCACTTCGCCGTAGAAACCGTTGGTCAACTTGTCAGAGTGTCCGCTCATAACCGATGCAACGTCAGGGCGGTTGCCCATCAGCCATGTGATGAAAAATATACAGAGAGTACTTTTTCCAGTACGCGGGGGCTGACTAACCCCAAGAAATTCTACACGATGGAAAAACAAGTCCTCAAGGTCACGAACCAGCGTCAGAAGCACCTTTCTTCGTGGCTGATAGAACTTCTTCTCCGGTGCGCGGTTCCATTCAAGGTAGATGCAATAGCTGTCGAACACATCCTTTGCTTCAAACAGGTACGTCCGGCCGATAATGTCATAAACCTTCGCCACGTCCTCGCCTGTTTTCATCTTGCCCATCATGGCTGCACAGACAGAGCGCAGTTCACCAGAGTATTTGTAGGCATTGAACCGCTTATCCTGTGGCAGGGCATCTCTTAGGTTCACCACCGCCTGAAACCAGTCCTCATAGACCTGTGCTTCGGTCGGATTTTGCTTTGCATACGCTTTGATGCTGTCAATGATGGCGATACACTGTTTTGGCTGCATAAAAAATAGGCACCCCCTACCTGAAAATGTAAAGAGTGCCTACAACTGCACAAAAATCAAATATTCGGTTTTATAATGCGATTTCAGAAAATTTCTTTCTAAAAATCAATTAAAAGAACTGCCCGACCGTTTCTAGCCCTTTTTCTACCTTCTTCATTATGCTGTTTTCGGAGAGATATTCCATGCCTTTCAAGGTAATCTGCGGGTGAATCGGCTCTACAATATGTGGGAACTTGTTCGTCAGGTCTTGCGTGTAGACCAAACCGCGAATGAAACCGTTCATTTGCAGTTCAATCATAATCTGCTCCCAGTCAGAGACCTTCATCTTCATTGCTTTTGCAGAGATAAGCTCATAGTCAAATTCTTCATCGCCCTTGTGCTTATCCAGCAGTTTGAGAATCTTGTAAATGGCATTAAAGTTGTCCATGAGCTACTCCTTTCACTGGTTATATAAAGTAGGCTTCGGTTCTTCATCCCCAAGCATTAACTTGTAACGAAGATACTTTTCAATGATACTGTGTCTTTCTGCCAATGTGCCGTAAATAAAAACGATAGCATCTTTAGCAGCATCGTATTCATTCGGAAAAATGACAATCTCCTCGTTTGCAAAAGTCACGGTGCAGTTTTCCGAATGACAGGCTTCCAAGAACCTCTTAATTTCAAGGAATCCACCAAAGTCAAGCATAGACCGCAGTGTGATGCTACCATTCTTAACAATCAGTTCTTCTCCCCGCATATTATCCAGCCTTTCTCTGTTCAGCAATCCGATACCATGTCTGTCGGGTTAAATGAATCCGTGTTCCTTTGCGTAGGATTCAAGATGGGGAAAACAATGAACGATTTCGCTATCTTTAACGCAATCTTTTACAGCTTTATCAATTCCAACTTCAAGCACATATTCAAGAATTACAACAGTTGCGTTCTTCATAAACGCATTGCAAGCGGTTGATTCTTCAACTTTCTTTTCAATCATGAAAATGCCCTCCGTATCTTTTACAAAATAGGCTCTTGCTTTCCTTTAACCCATTCATCGCTTTTGCCGTAACGGTAGTAGCCTTCATAGGTTTTTCTGTTCCCAAGAATGGATTGAATTGTGCTAGATGTAAACGGCTTTCCATTTCTGCCGCAGTAGCCTTCTTCATTCAATTTGTCCGCTACGCCACGAATTGTATTGCCAGCATCACGCAATTCAAAAACACGCCGAACAATTATTGCTTCATCTTCTTTAATTGAAAGTTCCCCGTCCTTAACCTCATACCCCATCGGAGCCTTGCCTCCGCTATATCCACCGCTTGCAGCCTTAATGGCTCTGCCGCTAGAAGTTCTTTTCGTGATGTTCTCACGCTCCATTTGAGCGCAGCAAAGTGTAAACGCTTCAAGCATTGTAGAAAAAACTCCCATTTTTCCAAAATCTTCCGCAACGCTAATAAGAGAAATCTCTTTTTTAAGCAGAAGCATCTTGTAATAATAATAAACATTGATGTCTCTTGCAACTCGATCGCTTTTTGCAACAACAACCGCTTCATACGGAGGATTGGAAACATCGCCATACACGATACTGTCAAATCCTGGCCTTTCTTTTGCACCAGATTCGCCAGCATCAGTAAACCACTTGATGATATTCATATCATTCTTGCGGCAGTATTCTTCGATTTGCTCTTTCTGGGCTTCCATTCCGAATTTTTCTTCGCCACATTGCCCATCTGTAGAAACTCTGACATACGCAGCCACATTTTTCATTTTTACCAGCTCTCTTTCTTGACCCCATTATACATCATGTACGTTTAATCGTCAAGAGAAAGTTTGCGTATTTTTAAATTTTTACTATCAATAGGGTGGTCAAACGGCTGTAAACTTTTTCGTTGCTTTACAAACTGTATACTTGAATAGTAGCCTTACGAATTATCGAAAAATATCTTTTGAGTTACTATCACTAGGGTAAACTAATCCGTTTACGGGAGTACTATCAAATAACGTAAATTTACGTTATAATGAGTAAAAATCAGATATATATGATGCAAATTATACAAATTGGGCTGTTGACAACTATATACCAAGCGTCTATAATCTAAGACAGCAGAACACACGATGAATCAGCCAACAACAGCAGATTTATCCTTTGTGGCATAAAAAATAGGCCGTCAGCATACCGACCAAAGTAGCACTGACGACCTATTCCACCACAAAACAGAAGCTGCGCAACCAAGGGCGCAGTCTCGGTTTCTGTCAATTATTATAGCAGAAGCAAACGACTTCTGCAATAGAAAGGAGCAAAAAACATGAACTTTCCCACGACAACCGAAGAATTTCTGAAAACCCTCGCGCACGGCAAAGAGCCGACCAGCGAGGACAGGGAGTACGCAGAAGCGCTTGGTAAGCTGTCCGAGCTGAACTACAGGGCAGGGTACGAAGCGGGAGCATCCAAAAATAAGGGATGAGTTTTGTGCAAAACGTAGAAAGCGGTTTGTCAAGATGAACGAACACTAAATGTAGTGTTTCGTTGGTCTATTTTCGCTTGACTTTACTACATTTTGCGATTACACTTAATGAACCTCAAAGAAAGGAGATAAGAACATGGCAAGAAGTCCCTACATCGAAGCATACCGCCATCAGGTAGCCGTTGGCTTTACTGATCGTCAGTATGAGTTGCTGGTGGAGCACTGCAAGAAGTGCCGCGTATCGCTGTCACAGGCCGTCCGCGATGCCTACCTTGAAAAGTACCCCATGCCCGATGAAAAAGAATAAGACGCTCGCTAAAGTTTGCCGACCACAGCGAACGTCTTATGAACCACTCAGAGAGTATAGACCCTCTTTGGATTATTATACCAGAGATGGCCTGCTCTCGCAAGATAGAAAGGCTAAATTTCTATGAATAATAATCTTGAAACCATCCGAATCTTCTCCGAAGATGTTATCCCCGTGTACGACACCGACACCGGCGAAAAAGTTGTGCTGGGTCGGGAGTTGCACGAACGGCTCAAAATCAAGACCGCATACAAAGACTGGATTAAGCGCATGATTGACATTGGTTTTGTCGAAGGAACGGACTTTTCAGTTTTGCTCAAAAATGAGCAAAACCCTCTTGGTGGCCGTCCTAGCGCAGACCATGTTCTTAGCCTTGACATGGCAAAGCACATTGCGATGATTCAGCGGACGCCGCAGGGCATGGAGATTCGCCAGAAGCTGATTGATCTTGAGAAGAACGTGGCCGTCAACCAGTTCGCAGGGGCATCCAAAGAACTGCAAGCAATCTTTGTTCTGGACAACCGTTCCATGCAGCACGAAAAGCGCATCTCTGCTCTTGAAACCAACATGACAGTGGACTATGAACAGCAGCGTGCGCTTCGCCGTGCGGTAAACCGTGTCGTGGTTGAAGCACTTGGCGGCAAGACCTCTCCTGCATACCTTGACAAATCCACCCGGTGCAAGGTTTACAGTGAATGCAACAAGGATGCACAGGACTGGTTCCATGTGAACAGCATCAGCAACGTTCCTCGCAAGGATTTTGACAACGCCATCGCCTATATCGAACGGTGGCGGCCTTGTGCAAACACCGTAATGATGATTCAGAACGTCAATAGCCAGACCCAGATGGCAGTTTGAAAGGAGAACAACTATGCTTACCGCAGATAAGATTCAGGATATGGGGGAATACCTCAACTACGCTTTCGAGACCATGCTGAAGCTCTGGCGCACCGTTGACTACGGCGAGTGCGTCCACGAGCCTGTTATCGCTTGTGACGGAAAGGTTGTCGATAGCGGTCAGCTTTCCTTTGAACCGGACGAAAACGGCGAGATTGAGCCAGTTCTGCTCCGGGGCAACAAGTGCATCATGCACGATGTGAAGTATTGGATGCCCTTGCCCAATGTTGAGTACCATCCCTATCACGATGAAATCGTGAAGTAAACAGTCAATAAGAAAAGCCAGTGGTTAGAGAACATCTAGCCGCTGGCTTTTTCATTTTGATTAACCCGCTGCGAACGAAGCGGAAAGCGTAAATTCAAGGTAAGCGAAGATAATAAGCATGACAACTATAAGCACAACTTTGCCAGCACTTATATATTTTCTGTTTCGCCCGCCACACTCAGGACAGGTCTTAGCCGTTTTAGAAATCATATGACCGCAGTGTTCGCAAGGAATCAAATCGCTCTTAGGCGTTTTGTTTTCCATTATGTTCTCCTTATTCATCCACAAGGTCTGCGTACTTGACTTCAATGCGGGGCAGTTCATCGGTAGTGCTGGTCAATGCTCTAGTGATTTTTTCAAGCCCGGTGAACTCACCATAGACGGTGATAATATCATCTTCCAGAATCTTCACAGCATCGCCGCCACGCTTATCCAGCATATAATACTCGTCATCAGCATAGAATCCATATCCGCTGTTGTCCGTGTAAGTTCTCCACGCTTTCTCGCTGCCAGAGAAGTTTGCGTCAATAATCTGCGAGACCTTTACCTTGACTACAATCTTAGTTCCTTCATACTTTTCAGGATAACGGCACAGCTCCTTGTAATCCACAGCTTGGCACTCTGCCTTGTAATCATCCTCGCTGATTTCAGGCACAACAGATGCAACGGAAGAAGCGGTCGATGCACTTGCCTTTTCAGATGTGGCGTCCTTGTAGCCTTCTTCAAAGCCCTTCTTGCCGCTATCACTAGAGCCACCAATAGCAGACAAGACAATCAAAACAACGATGGTGATGAACCACCAGCGCTTGTAGATGGGCGGCTTGTTCTTACCGCCACACTGAGGGCAGACCTTTGCACTTGCGGCAATCTCTGCACCACAGTGCTTGCACGTTGTCATTTTACTTTTAGCCATTGTAGATTCCTCCCTTTCAAGGCTTGTAAGGCAAGTATAGCACAGAACGCAGACCCTTTGTAGGGGTCTTTTTGTTTTTGCGGGAAATTTTTGAGATTGGCAATAAGGGGGTGGGGTGATTTTTTGAGCCTTTTTTATTTTTTCGGTGGTTGAAAGACTGACCGGGCGGGGCTGGGCGGCGGCTATATACCCCACCGGTGGAGACCCCCGCCCCAAGCACACCCGGACTGCCGCATATCACAGGCAGCAGGGCAGGCCGTGCCAAATGCAAGGCACGACACACACGCCCGGACGCTGGACACGCTGCACCGGTCTGCACTCGATACCAGATAGGCCGCGCTTGGTAGATCGTACCATTGGCGGGGCTGTCTACAATACCTATTTGTTGCACACGCAACATTTTTGTATGCTTGTACGTTTAATCTTGAATATACTATTGACTTGTACGTTTAATCATGTATAATAGTAAATGTACAGAGGATGTACACCACCACACCACCACAAACAGGAGGATAAAAACCATGAAGGCAAAAAGAACCATGCGGGATATTAAATCCCAGTATCCGACCATTATTCAAGTAAGCTATTGCGATGCACAGAATATGCTCAGCATGGACGACCCCGCCGCCTATACCGCCGGTGTATACGGATGGAACGCCGATATTTACCCGATCACCTCAGGCGTTGCAATCTGCACCGGATACCGCCCCTTCGGAAACATCAAGCCCGATCGAGAAACGGTCAGCCGCTACGAAAAGCGGGCGCGGGAAATGCGCCGGGATTTGTGGAACGCTGAGGAGCTGGCGGAGCGCCTGCACAGCTTGCAAATGGAATTTGTTCGGGAGGTGTGCAACTTATGAACAAGCTTGTTTTTGAAGTGAACAACGGCAGAAAATTGGAACTTGTGCAGCGGGAGGACAACGGAACGACCCTTATTTGTTCCCTTGATGCGCCGGACAAAGAAGCATATATAAGCGCTGGCGACTTTGTGCAGCTGATTAACCTTTATCGCTACTGCAAGCGGTATGACATAAAAAACGATTGGATTAACCCCAACGGCAAAAATTCGGAGGTGTGAAAATGATTACTTTTGACTTTACCCAGTGGGCAGCCCTCTGGTATGTGGGCGGCATGATCTCCGGCGCACTTGTTATGATCGCATTTCTCAACAGCTAACAAGGAGGGCACACAAAATGGAGATTAACAACTGGTTTTCCGGCTGCCTTGTCCGGTCGTTTCCCTGGATCGATGGCAAATACATTTATGTAAATGTCAGGCACTTTCTGCCTGGTCAATCAATCAGCCAGGCACCCGCCTGGGATCGGTCAATTTTCGTCTTGGATGACGAGTCAGGACGAACCATTGTATATAAGTATACCGATAGCCTAGTTAACGCAATATCATCCGGTAAAATCCCGGACAAAGCACACATAACTTTTGAAGGCTCCAAATTTTTCGCTTGATGGAGGGTTAAAAATGACTGACTTAGAATGCAAGTGTAACGAGTACCGGGAATATAAGCGGCTGGCAGAACAAGCGGAACAGATGCGGGACAGCCTGCGGGATGAGATTATCACCATGATGCAGGGAGCGTCGGAGGTTGTTGCAGGCGCTTGCAAGGTGATGTATAAGGACGTGCAGAGCGTCCGACTTGATAGCAAACTACTCAAGACGCTGCACCCGGATGTATACGCAGAGTGCAGCAGCAAGACCAGCTACAAGCGGTTTAGTGTAGTATGAGGGGGCGCAAATTATGTTATACTATCGTATTCCGGCAGGGCTTGACGGGCGGGCGGTTGTGTCCGCTGGTGCCTATTGTGGCAAGGTCAAGCGGTATCTAATCGGCGGTGAGCTTTACACGGCTAAAGAGTGCGCTCACTATGGTATCAGCACGACAGGGCTTGAGCCTGTCACAATCTCGCAGCGCCGCACATTTACCAATTTTGGCGTTAGAATGGAGGTGCATGCATGATTTTTTCTTGCATCCTGTTTTTCTTCTGGCTTTTCTCTGCGCTGTTTAAAGCGTCCAAATAAGAAGCATTTCACCCGGTCAGAAATGGCCGGGCTTTTCTTTTGCCTTGCATCTGCTGAGGGTGCAGGGCTTTTATTTTGCCCTGCTGCAATACAGCCACATACAAGCGTTTACGGCGCGTTTTGTGCTGTCAATGCAGTTATACCGCTCACACCACAAAACAGCGCACAGGGCTTTACAGTGGCGTTTCCTGTTATTTGCCCCATTCTACCGCCGCAGACGCCAGACCGACACAAACGGCTATAATACCACACACGCCACGCCGGACGCTGTGCAGCTCAACACAGACCGCCTATTATAATAATGTATATAAGAGGGTGCAGCATACCGCAGACCATGCCAGCCCGGCGGGGTCAGCTCCTACCGTGTGTAGATCGCTGGCAAGTGCCGCACCCGGCGTACCTGCTGAGGGGTCAGCGCCTCCACCTGTACAGGGTCAACCCGGCGGCTTGCGATCTGACACCGGGTCAGCCTGTCGCCCTCCACCCGGCAGGGCAGTCCAGCAGCAGGGGCGCGGCGGGCGGCGCGGAACCATTGACGGCTACCGCCGCATTTCTTTTCGGGCTTTCGCCCGATAGCCAATAGAGGTCAGCAATAGTCGTAGCGTTCCGGCTGAAATAGTCGTAACAGGTTCTGGAATAGTCGTAGCCAATAGTCGTAATTTCTCCAATAAAATAGTCTTGAAATAGTCGTAAAGTCGTCAGATGACTGGCTGTTGAAAGTCCTATATATCGTATAGTAACAAACAGTCCGCCGATAGTCGTAGAGTAATAGTTGTAGCATTTTCTTGCGAATCATCGTCAAATAGTCGTGTATTTTTTGTGTGAAATAGTCGTTCGCCTTTTAGAGAAAGAGAGGTGCGATAGTCGTTAAGTAGTCAGACATCACCAAAAATCACCTCTCGTTCCAATTTCGCATAATATATTCCTCCGCTAGTTATATCTATTTCGTATAATAACAGTACTTATTATAGTATACAAATATAGTTACTCCCGATAATCATAGATTATTTCGTATAATAACTCGTACCATCCGATTCGGCCTGTTCCTGCTTGATTTAATTCCCAGTAATGCACTACGGTATCTCGCTCAATCCATAGTATTTTGCTAGGAATAGTCAACGCAACATTTGTACATATTCAGCCGACTCCAAAATAAAGTCAATTCTCCATGTGAAATAGTCGTAGATCATCCACCAACCCGAATCTCACGCCAGTTCTCGCCTACGATCTACTCTGCTGGCTAACGGTGCAGCTTTGGAGATAGAGGGTTATAGGGAGAAAGAACCTTTGTGGAAACATTTGGTCGTCGTTTTCAGTTGTCGCAGTTGTCGCACCATTTTGGCGTGGGGACATGAAATAGCTTGTCTATTTCATGGAAGGGAGATAGAGAGATAGATAGATAATAATAGGGGGTTATAGGGGGGAAGAAGAAGGAAGGAAGAGAGGAAGATTGGATGCAAACGCATCACGTGCATCCATTTGCATTCAAACGCATCACACTGATAGTCGTAGCCATATCAGCCCAAACGCCACTCGATCGAGACAGTTCCTACTCAAAATCAGACCTTGCCGTTTTATTCTGATAAATAACAAGAGAAAAAAGCACGTAATAGTCGCAGAGGGTAGTTTTACCACCTGATACCATTCCATGCTTTCTGATACAATAGTTCTGTAGCCGCACGAGCTGAGATTAGATATTCTTACTCTCTCTTGCCTTGCGCAGTCGTTCTGCCAGTGCTGCACGCTGCTCTTCGCTGATTTCGCGGGTGATGGGCGGGCGGAACTTCACAAGACGCTTCGGCATCGAATAGGTCTTGGATTCCTTGCACCGCTTGGCAGACAGCTCTTCCATAAACTTGTACGTATCAGGGAACCGCTCACAGAGCTTGTCCAGCTTGCGAATATAAACCGAGTCTGCTGTGTAGACTTCTGCGGTATCCTCCGCTGCGTTGAAGGTGATGACGGTTTCACGTTCGATGTTGGTAAGTGCCATAGTTGTTTTCTCCTTTGCGTTATTTCTGATTGATTTTCTTCTTGGGGCATGATTCAGGAAATTCATCGTAGCAAGCCCAGCATGAAATCGTTTTTCGACAAATCAGCCGTTCTTTCCTTTCAAGTTTTTCACGTTTTTCTCGCTCCTTGCGTTCTTTCTCGTGCCGTCTGTGTGCATTGGCAACGATTATATGAACAGCAGCCATGTTTGGAACCATAGCCTTTTCCTCCTGTATTTTGCGTAGTGAAAAATATTTATGGGGTTCAGACGGTAACTTTATCGCTCTGACCCTGTTATCTGTTTTTCTTTCCTATTCTACTGTGGCGATATGAGCGCAGAAGCGATGCTGGGCTACTATCACTCAATCGCTTCGTATGTTTTCTCGAAAATGTCAGGTTTACACGGGTAGATTTCGCCATTTACGCCACGAATGATATAATCGCCAGTCCTCGCAATCATAGTCCCTTCAAGCGTTTTAATCTCGCACCACGCAGGTCCATCGTAAAACTTTCCAAAGTCATGCGTGATAATATCATTGCTACTTACTGCATCCCAGAACCAATCTGCTCCAACAAGTCCTCGTGCATTGAGCTTGAATGCTTCGATAACAACTGGTTTCTTGCGGTATTTCATGTTTATTCTCCTTTCGTTACATCCACACGCATTCTTTGAACTGTTGCGTTTCCATCTGGAACGTGATGTCAAGTGACCCCACGTTGCCCTCTTTGTTCTTTTCAAGCGCAAAATGATAATGCTGCTCCGGCCGCTTTTTCGTTGTCACGTTCTGCGCCAGCAGGATGATTGCATCTGCGTCCTGTTCGATTTGCCCGGATTCTCGCAGGTCTGCGGCGGTCGGTGGGATACCAGCTCTTGCGGTCTCTCGATTGAGCTGTGCAAGTGCCACCACCAGCGTTCCTGTGGACTGTGCAAACTCATGCAGTGCCATGCTGATCTCCGTGACGGCACTGTATCGGTCTTTCGCTCCGGCCTGATGGATAAGCTGCAAATAGTCGATGAACACCACTTTGGCTTGCATCCTGATGGACTGCGTTCTAATCCACCCAACGCTTTTGCCAGCGGCAGAGCGGACGAACAGCGGATATTTCTTGATGGCTGCTAGCCTATCAAGTTCGTCAATGCTGACAGTCTTGTTTTTGACCGTGTGAAGCGGTACGCCTAGCTGGTTTGCGATGATACGAGCGTAGAGCGTGTCCGGGTCAGTCTCTAAGCTGAAATATGCCACCTTGCGTCCGTTCTTGGCTATTTCACAGGCAAGTTGCAAGGACAGCGCAGTTTTACCTGCGCTGGGTCTGCCACCGATCACAACGAAGTTGCCCGGCACAAGATGCAAGTTGTTATCCAGCACTCTAAGCCCTGTGCTGATATACTCTGGCTTATCATCCAGCTTGCGGATGTAGTTGTCTATGCCATCGCACATTGGGATAAAATCACTTCTCTCGCTGTGCAGGTTGATAGCTTCGCCTAGCTGCTCATATATGCCTGTAAGGTCTGCGTATCTGGTCGAGCTATCAACGATTTTGAACGCAAGCTCTCTGGCTCTGGACAACGCTGCCTGTTCCTTGACGATTCCAGCCCATCCAAGCATCATGTCATGGGTGACGTTGCGGATGAACTCTGCGCCAAAAGCATCCAGACATTCATCCATTGCTTTCTTGCAGTTATCGTACCGTCCCATGACTTCTACCGGGTTCCACTTGTCGTTGTGTTCCCAATAGCCACGAATGGCAGCGAATGTATCATGCAGTTCTGGGCAGAAATCGTCGATTTTAAGGTCTTGCAGCACATCGGCGTATTCAGAGAACGTGAGAACTGCCCCCAGCAGAATGTATTGGGTCTGATTTTCAATATTCACCGCAGAAAGTCTCCCTCGTCAGGCAATTCAGCCATTGTCTGCTGATAGCCACAGTTCCAGTCCTTTACGTTACGCATCCAGTTCCGTGCAGCAGCTTTCCAGTCCTTCATAGGCGATTTTCCGACTTTCCAGCCATTTGCCGTGAAGTGGTCAATAAACCGCTCTGCTTCCGATTCCGTGTAGCCCTTGTCTGCAAAGTATTCTCTGGCTTGCTCGACGGTCGGCGCTTTGAAGCGTTTGACTTCGTTGGTATTTTTCTTTTCACATTTTTCTTTTTTATCAGATTCAGATACAGAATCAGATACAGATAAGCTACCATTCGTATCAGTTGGTATGTTTGGTATACAATTTATACCATTCGTATCCTGTGATACCATTGGGATGCTTTCGTATTTTTTATCGTTCCAACGCTTGTTTATATTTTTCTTGTTTGCTTCTCGTCTGCGCTTATCACGTTCTTCCATCTTCTGCACGTTCATATCATCGAACGCCTTAACAACTTTCCAGAGCATCCGCATAGCACGGTCGTTGTCGTATGCTGGCTCAAGTCCAATCTCAACATACTGCGCGTAGTTGCGGATGAATGCCCCAAATTCCTCGTCTGTCAGCTCGTCCATCGCATGAACATGCTCTAACAGAAGAATCATTGATGTTCTCGGCTTGTGTTCCTGCTCCATATTCAGTCCTCTTTGTAGCGTTTGTTCCACGCTTCGATAGCGTCTTTGCGTCCATCATGGATAATTTCAATCTCTCCACTATCGTTCATTTTGAACTCGATTTGATAGCATCTATCAGGAATTGTGGCTTTGCATTTAGAGCATCGGATATTAAATTCATACCCTCGCAGAAGGTTGCATGAAGATGCGGCATTAACGGAAAATACAGCTTTTCCACCGCAGAACGGGCATCTCTTGAGTTCTTCCATCTTTTTTCTCCTTTATATTGTTCTTACTGCTCTTTTATTCCAGTCTATAATTGCTGATGGCAAAAAAGAAAAAGTTTGAGAATGTCTGCCACATTTATCGCATAAAACTACATAATGCTCATAAACACCAAAAGGCTCTTTTTCTTTTTCGATATGTGGCTCCGCTCCGCAAAGGCATAATTTCAATTCCGTCACTTTCTAAATCCCTCTCTTGTTCTCGTGATTCGCTTATGCGCCTTTACAGGCCTTGTGCCTTTGCCGTATGCTGGGCGAATATGCCTCGCCTTGATGTACCCGCAAGGCGGTTTCGGCCCGAAGTCAAAAAAGCTCAAGTCCATAATGATGATACCAAACTTTTTGTTTGTCATGTTTAGCCCTCCTATACCATCGGAAACGCCATCCAATGCGTCACAGTCACATCTTTCGGCAGTCTCTCGCCTATCTCATCCCAGAACTGACCGTCTGCATAACAGCCAAGAAAGTACGTTGTTGGCGAGAATCCTTGCAACATTTTTCCATCTTTATCACGCCACGTTGTCTTAGTCGCAAGCAACAAAGGCTGCGTTCGTTCTCGTGGCTGTTCGCTTGCTGGATGCCAGAGGGTGTTAGCCATTTTTATACCCCTGCCTTGTACATCGTATATAAGACCACAAATCCAATCGAAAAAGTAAAAATGTGGAGAATTACATCCGCAAGAAGCTTTATCTTTTCATCGGAAATTTCGTCCAAAAATATATCCCATATCAAAATTTTTTCAATGAGATATGCTATCCCACATATAAATATTCCAACCAGAAAAGAAGCTAAAACCACAATCAACGCATTTCCAAGATTACTCATTCTCTTTTTTCTCCCATTCCTTGCATCCACGTTCGTCCCACACGAAGTCTGCAACGTGTTCTGACTGGTCGTTCACGCACACGCCCTCCGGCTCTGCGTACCATTTGCAAGAGCCACAGGACGGCTCAGATTTGTTCTTGCAGGATTCTGCTGTGCATCGGATAGCCTTGCCAGCGGAGAACTGCTTGATGCCCATGCAAGAGCAATGTTCAGCGGTGCAGTAGAAGTTCATTCCTTCTTACCTTCCTCTCCAATTTCGTAAATGCCCATGCAAATTCCGGTTTTCCCGTCGCCACACGGGTGCGACTGTAAGTTATCTTGGAAAATTTTACGGATTCCGCCATTTTTATAAGCCGCAAACACGACATCAAGGTTGGCATAATCCAAAAATTTTTTTCCATCCCAATACAAAAGCTTCCCACATCGTTTGCATTTGCAAACTGTTACATTTCGCATTTTGTCATTCCTTTCTCACACGTTTTCCCCTGTTGAACCGCCCAATCACTCGCTTATACTCCGCATAGCACTCTGGGCACAGGTCGCCTGTGTCCCTGCGCCACGCCCAGTCTTTGAAGTATTCGTCAGGATTCATCATTCTACCGCCCTGTACCACTCCGCAGCGGTCGCATACTCGCTTGTGGTAGATTCCTCTGTCAGTTTGCATTATTCATCCTCCCCAACATCCTTGAACAGGATTTCTTTGTCGGCTTTCCAGTCTTTGATTTTGCACGGAATTTCCGTGCCGGGAACGGTCTTTTTCAGACCGTCCATCTGCCAGATGTTCCATGAGATTGTTTCTGCAATGCAATCAAGAAACAAAGGCATAAAACCTATTTCAAGCCGTTTTGCATCAAACCGATACCTAAAATTTTCAACCAGCGTCAGGAACAGGTTGCACCTTGCCAGCAAGAGATTGTCTCCCTGCCACTCATAGCCGTATGTCGACATGTAGGCGCTAATTGCCCAGCACATCCACATATCGTAGTCATGGAACTGCTCTGCCAGAACATTTAGCTTCCTATCCAGCAGACCGATTCTGTCCGGCACAGAAATCATCCGCCCTGTGGTGGTGTCGTACCTGCTTGTAAGGAACGGTGCTTCTCCACAGGTTACTTCAAGACAAGTCTTGTTGATATACTCCTTCCAGTCCTCGCCCTTCAGGTCGTTTTCGGCAACGTCTGCCATCTTCTTGCAAACCCATGTAGGAGTAAACACCTCTGCTTTCTTGCTGGTGCGCTTCTTTTGGTCTGCAAGCCGTTTCTGCACACGAGGAACAAGTTGAACCTTGTCCAGCTGTTCCAGCGTGATTTCATCCGCAAAGCCAACGCCAAGCTCAGGCGGCGGGTCTGTCGCCCAAATGATGTTCTTTCCTGTCGTGCGGTCTCGCAAGAGGACAGGCAGAAACGTGCGTAAGCAAGGGTCGGAAAAGTCAATCAGTTTTCCCATTGGTCAGCCCTCACCATGATTTTGTTTTCCTCTTTCAGCCAGTCCTTGACACAATGAAAGCAATGCTCACGGCTCTGGCAACGCTCTGGGTCACGATGCTTGATAAGCTCGCAGATGCCCCGCGTAAAGTTTTCTGTAATATCCTCGTCCGTCATGGAGCGGATAAAATCGCCGTTAGTCATCCTCGACCACCTCTTCTGCTACCTCTTTGTACTCCACGTCAATCCCCTTCGGCAAAGCCGTCTGGTACTTCTGAGCCAACTGCTCTGCGCTCTGAGCGTCACCCAACGGCTGTTCAGGCGGCGCAACGGTGACTTCTACGTTGTCACGCATACCAAAGTAATTCTTGGCTCGGAAAATCCACTCTGCCGGGTTTTCCTGACCGTACATACCGTTATACGCCCACATGGATTGCATTTGCAGAATCAGCTTGAGGATGTACTTCTGCTGCAAGCTGTCGTCACGGCGCTTCCCCGCCATAATCTGCTTCAGGCTCACCCATTCGATGCCAAGCACCAGTGCAATCCATTCCACCACAGGGGAGATTCTAGCTTCGATGCAAGCGTCAAAAAAGAAGTCAAGACGTTGCTGTACTTCAATCGGGTTGTTCATGTCCACGCTCGGAAGGTCGCCAAAATACTTGGCTGCAATCATGCCAATGACCTTCTTGTCCTCTTCATCACCGATTCTTGACTGCAAATCGCCTGTGTTCAGCATCTTAGACCTCGTGATCGCTAACTCCTGTTGTTCTTTCACCTTTTTACTCACCTGTGAGCGGATAGATTTCCGCTTGTTAAGCATCTGTTGCTTCTTCTTCTCTCGCTCTTTCTCACGCTTCGCAGCGGCTTCTTCTTTTTCTTTTTGCGCCCGTTTCTCACGCTTTTTCTTTTCAGCTTCGGTCAGCGGCGGTCTGCCACGACCACGCTTCGGGGGTGTTGCCATGTATCAGACCTCCTTTGGTGGTTCAGGAAGATGCGCCCAATGAGTTACATCTCCAAATACAATGTACTCGTCGTGCTCTTGCCATAATCCGTCATAAGATAAAAATGCAATTTCAATGCCGAACTTTTCTCTTTTTACGAGAACTTCTTTGTCTTTTTCGGGTAAAACTTTCTTGGCATCAAACCATATATTGGCGGGCTCAGATTTTTCCAATATGTTGGCTAAATCTAAAAACACATCTCCAATGGTGCTTCTGATTTGTCCTTGTATGTATACGATGAAGTTTTTGCTATTTAAAAACGACTTTGCTTCATTCTTTTTGTCAAAACCAACAGTTTTCCACGCCGAAATAATTGGCTCAACATCAACCAGCTTCATGTTCTCACCTCTTCATCTTCATTTTGATGTTGTCCAGCGCCCGTGCAATCCACCAAACGGAACAGCAACTGCCAAGTTCGTTCCACCAAGCGCACTTTTCTTTCTCGCATACACACCGACCAAGCGGATTGCTAGTCATTTTCATCGGGCAGTAAAGTTCGTTTTCCATTGGTTACCTCCACCCCATCACAACAGCCGTACAAACGGCCAGACACACGTTGACGAACAGCCAGACGAGGGGCGGTTTCTATGCTTATTCATCTGACTTCTCCTTTGCTTCAAGGCGAGAGAGCCAGCGTTTGTATTTAGCGTCCTCAATTTCAAGCTCTGCGTCCCAAAATTCGCTTTCAGATTTGATGTTTGCGCCAAACCAAGAATCGAACAGGGCATCAATCGCATTTGTTACATCTGCAATTTCTTCTGTCAAATTTGCTTCGCACTCTGCAACGCTCTTCGGTGTCGGGTTAGTGCCATCCAGCGCCCGGCGCAGCTTCCCCACAGTCCTGTGCCAGTTCAGATGCTTCTTCTGCCAACTGCGCTAAGATTTCCGTCTTAGGCAAGATGTCTGAAACTTTTTTTCTCACTTCTGTTCTCCTTTCAATCGATGTATCTCCATGCAACGATTTTGACATCACTTGAAACCCATTCACCACTACTTTGAAACCAGCGTTTATCGTTATATCTACGGTACGCAATGTCGAGGTTTCCATTTTCAAGCTTTATTTCGACAGCCACGCCACATTGCGGTTGAGTAGTCATGTTGTTCCATTCGTTCTTGTTCCCGTTGTCTAGTTTTTCTTTGTTTGGCTCTAACCAGTCATTCAATTCTTTCATGCAGGACGGACAAAGTTGAATCGGTTCTTCGCCAGCGATTATGTTTGCTCCGTTTTTTTCTGTCTTGATTTTTGCGATGCCATTGAATCCATCTACTTTGTACCCGTCAAAGACTTCTCCGCATCGGTCACACTTAAAACAAATCATGTTCTCTCCAATCTCTTTAGCAGTCCATCAACGTCATATCGCCAATGGACACGCAGCCTTTTCGCTTTAACCTCTATCCCCTCTTGCTCTGCCCACTGCCAATGGATGCTCTTCCGGCTCTCGTTGTAACGGAACGCCAGAACCTTGCTGGCGGGGATTGCAAAGGTGCGGTTGACCGCCCTGTAATTGACTATCACATGGGAGGTCTGACCGTTGTACCCCATCGCATCCACCATGTCGGTGATGTGCTTTTCCTTGCGGTATTTGCACTTTGCCTTGTCGTACTTGCCGAATACCTTTTCCAGAGGGATAGAGGGTGTTTCGATGGTTTTCAGTTCAAACAGGTGGTTCATCGGGTATCGGTACACAAGGAAGTCGCAGATGTTGTCAATGGAAAAGGACAAGTTCTCGTTGCCGCCGTAGTAGGTGGCAGCACTGTCTTTCAGGCGGTAGCACCACGCATCGGACGGGACGGATGCCTTGAAGTCTGCTTCAAACTGCTTGCCGGTGTTCATAAATCAGCCTGTCCAACGCTTTCTTGTCCATGTATATGGATAAACATAAAGCATACCCTTTTCGATCATTCTCTCTGTAATCTGTTTTGATAGTTCAATGGATGATGGTCTGGGTGCGAAAATCTGTTCTGGATATTTAATTTCAATCATCAATCCGTTTCGGATAATAGATTTTTCGTATGGGTACTTGTAACCATCTTTCAGGATGTAGCCAACCACTTTCTTGCCCCTATGTGGCTTGAATCCATACCAAATGCAAGAAAGCGGACTACTTTCAAACGGAACCAAAATCCGTTTATCCGAATCGAACCTGCAATGGCTATCTAAGACGGATGCGATGTGCTTCATCGTTTTCTTCGATGGATTTCTCATCCTCGTTCACCTCTAAATTTATGGAATATGAGTTGCTTTGTCAGCGGGCTTTTCCATTTCCTTCATAATCCGCTTGTGTTCTTCGATTGTCATGTTGTTCGGGAAGAAACACCTGTCAACCATTTCAAACGGCTCAATATAATGGTCAAGAACATCTCGTGCTTCTTTTCGTGCTTTTTCTGCACACATTTCGATGTATTCATCTTCGGTCATGTTGTAATCGGTAATGCAATCGACCACCGAAGAAAACCGGCACAGCAGACCATTAGGTTGTCTTGCAATGAAAGCTCCCATTTATCGTTCACCTCTGAATTCACTTCCGAGAAACCGTTTCTTGCCACGTTCCCGGTGCTTATCCTCGTAGTCTCTGCGGTATACGCTCTGGCTGCGGTTCAGCTCATACACGAATGCCTTGCGTTCCTCGAAGTCTTTCTTCTCTGCCTTGCACTTCTCGCAAGTGTCGTGGCAGGCTTGGTGGCGCGATGGGCAGTCTTTGCAACAAGTAATCATTCTTCGCCAAACCTCCTTTTCGTCACCGCGATTGGAAACTCTTCTATTTCACTTGCCCAGCGTGCCGTACCTTTCCCGTATGTAGTCTCCCACACCAGCGGAAAGCCTCCGATTCCGTCAAACAAGCTGCCCAGCGTTGCACCTGCCGGAAGATATGGTTTCATCTTCTGGGCAATCCAGAACCACTGCGGAAGCGCAATGCTGTTTCCCAGTGCCTTGTACCGCGGGCTGTCTGCCGCCTTGTGCTTTTTCCCTTTGGCGTCCGTCCATTCTCCAATGTCCGTCCACCCGTCCGGGTAGCCTTGCAGGCGTTCGCATTCCGTTGGAGTCAGTCTGCGGACAATCCAGCGAATCGCTTTTTCTACTACCTGCGGCCCAGAATTCGACCCGGTGCTCCTACAAGTAAGTGATGCCGTTCGTTCTCCTGTCACCGCGCCATTGTACAGATCAACCGCGATTGCGGTATAGTCTGTGATTCTGTTTTCGTGGTCCCCAGTAATGGTCGGGGCTGTCTCTCCGTTTCCGTTTCCCCGCGCATCGAAAACTTTGCATCTGACCAGCATATCATTGTAGGCGTCCTGCCCATTGTAGCTTCCAGCGTGAGCGCCGGGCGAAAGAGTTCCCGTTTTGTCCTGAATCGGCATTGGCTGAACGATGGCAAGTCCGCCCTGATTCTTTGTTGGGTTTGCGTCAGAACAATCAAGCGTTTTGCTTACGCTTGTTTCGTTGAACCCACTGTGCGGATTTGGCGACTTCATGCTGTTGCTTGACAACGGATTTATGGAATACGCAACCGCGTGGCGGTCAACCGTGTTCACGGTAAAGGCCTTGCTTTCCTTCACGCCTGTTCCATTCTGGTATGTCGTTCGGTCAACCGTGTTTCCGCCGATGCAGTACGTCGGCTCCGAAATCAGTTGGAAGAGGGTTTGGTCTTGGAGCGTCGATAGCGTCCCGACTTTTTCTGTTTGCACAAGTGCGCCCTTTCCGCCGCCTGCGCATCCTGAACGGATTTTAAGAGTATACGCAGCTGCTTCGCTGCCTTCTCCTCCAACCGTTCTTTTCTCTCGTTCAGGGCCGTCAGCTTCTCCCGTCTTATCCGTTTCTGTTCTTCTGCAATCAGCATCTCCATCGCCTTTGCAGCTGCGCCCGGTTCCCACCACTCGATCATTCCCAGCAGGGCAGTTTGCAGCAAGTCCAGCAATTTCTTTCCACGCCGGGATGCACGGATCAGGATTCCCCGGCAGGCTTTCGCGCTCAAATAGTATTTCTCCTGCGCGTTGACCTCCAAAATCTGCGACAAGAGCGATACGTTTTCTTCTCTGGGGCACTCCCCAATATTGAGCGTCAAGCTGTCGCCAAGCCAAGCTCCATCCGTTTCCGGCGATTGCTCCGGCTTTGCTCCATCTGCCCCCCCTCGGAGGTCTAGGAATTGAAGCGTCTGGTTGTTCCACGCGGGCAAGTTCTTCCAGCACGGCTCTAAAATCTTCTCCGCCGTTGCTGGAAAATGCTCCGGGCACGTTCTCCCAAATAGCGAAAGTTGGGTACATTCCATTTGTGCTTGACCTCATTTCTTTGATGATTCGCACGGCTTCAACAAAAAGCCCAGACCGTTCTCCCGCAAGTCCTGCCCTGCGTCCAGCAATGGATAGGTCTTGACATGGGCTTCCGAACGTGATGCAGTCTACAGGCTCTATCTTGTCGCCGTGAATTTTTGTGATGTCGCCCAAGTGCTTCATTTTTCCAAACGCCCGTCCAGCCAGATAGCACAGCTCTTATATAAGGTAGGCGGTCAAGACTTTGCCGAAGCGAAAGCCTTGCTCATATCAGCGATAATGTCGTATCGGTCTTGATATTTGCTGTACACAGTCGTTCCGGTTCCAAGACCAATCTGTGTCTGGTTGATGGAAGCAGGAACTATGTAAATGCTTTCCTTCTCTTCGTTTTTTGCGATCAAAAAGTAAACATCACAAGTCGGAAAGCGTTTTTCAAGGTTAAACGAATAGCAAAAACTCTTATTTGCTTTGCTCGGCCTTGCCGTTTTCACATCAACCTTAACGCTTCCATTAACATAAAGGTCATAGGCGTATCTAGTTGACATTCGCTCAACCGAAAATCCATGTTCTTCCAGCAGTTTTGTAGCAAGGTCTTCGCCATACTTTCCGAATTGCGTTTCGCTTTCTTTCATTTCGACATTGAGGATTTCAGCTATTTTGTAATAGCCACCCGGAAAACGGCGAATTGCATTTGTCAACTTGTCATTTCCGTAATACTCGCTCAATTCACTTCTTGATGGCATTCTGGTTAAACCAGTGGCAGACATACAGGCTTTCACATACAGCAAGATTTTATCTTGCGTCCAATGCGTTTTTTCTTCCTGATTCATGCGCATCTCCAATCAGAATGGCAACGAACCATCATCGTCAATCATAGAGAAGTCATCCGTGTCGCCCTGAGAGTAGTTCTGCGGTGCATCCTGCACCCGATCAGTGAACTTGCTGTCAGACTTGCCACCGCAAAAGTCTACCTTGTTCGCCAGGATTTCGGTTACGGTGCGGTTGTTCCCCTGCTTGTCGGTATACTTCCGGGTCTGGATGCTGCCAGTCACCAGAATCAGGCTTCCCTTTTGAAACCACTTGGAAACGAACAGTGCCGTATTACCAAATGCGGTGCAGTTGAAGAAGTCGGTTTCCTTCTGACCGCCGCTCTGACGGTCGCAAGCGATGCTGAACGTGCAAACATCCTTGCCAGACTTCGTGACCTTAGCTTCGGGCGTGTGAACTAGACGCCCCTGAATTGCGATAGAGTTAAGCATTATTTAGCCCTCCTTTGGCTGTTTCTGAGCACATTCCCAACACAGGACGCGCCCAAAGCGTTTCTTCGTGCTTCTTGCAGTTTCCAGCGGAGTGACGGTGCGATTGTTGTACTGGACAGGCTGCAACTGTTTTCCACAGCAAGCGCACGGAGGAATATTTTCTGTTTCCGCTTGCTTTTGCACAGGCTTGTTTGCCCTGCTTGTGGTCTGCTTCTGGTACTCGTCCGTGTCAGCGTCCTTCGTATCGTCAATGCAGAACAGACCGTTCAATGCGTACTTTCTGGCGTAGCTACTAGACGTTCCGGTCACCTGCGCTGCATCCATCTTGGTTTTTTGCTCCGGTTCTCTTGCGTAAGCAGTAACCGTTACGCATCCACCATCCAGAGCTTCCACCTTTGCGGTCGCTTCGATGTAATGCCACCCTTCTAACACTTTAGGCTCATCAGAAAGGGTAAGAAGCAAACCGTGTTCTTTCAAAATTGGCTTGACTGCTTCCAAAATGTCCTCACAAGAGCGATACTTGTACCCGCCAAATGTGTTCATCTGCCCCTTCGGGGCTTTCAGCTCTGATTGAACAGCCATCAGAGCTTCATGGATTTTGCTGTTGTCCATACGTTTCCTTTCTTCGGCTTCATTAGGCTTCATTGTTCTTACTTTGGCTTAACTTGGCTGTACAAAAGTCAGCCAGCCATCAGTTCTGCCAACTGTGCACGGAGGTCTTTCAACTCCGCTTCCTTGTCCTCGATTTCATACTGCAAATCCGCGATTTCATTTCGCAAGTCCTTAATCTCAGCCAGCCGGTCAGCTTCTTTGGCTTCTGCCATCTGCTCGTTGGTCATAAAGTACACGCCGTCTTCCGGTTCGTTTATTCCGCCAAATCTGTCAAGGTTAATCATCTTTTGGCCTCCCTCTCTTACGTTCCTCTTTGATTTGCAACGCACTGTGCCACTGGTCTTTATCGATTTCAATGGTAGACCACCGGTGGTTACAGGTAAGGCACTTTTTGCGGCGAACAACACTGTCATTGTCAGGTCGGCTGTCAACCGTTGTAATGTTGTCACTGCCGCACATCGGGCATTTCATCGTACATTCCTCCACTCGTTCGTGTGGTGAGGAATGCGTTTTACTTTGCGATTTTCCTGTTCAATACGTTCATTTTCAGAGCTGACCCCAATGGCACACAAGACGAGTGCTGCGGCGAGGAAGCTACACGAAAGAAAGACGTACCCAAACATTGCTGCCACGCTTTGGCTTTTCTGGATTGCGTCGCCGCATCCTACCAAAAAGATTGCTAACGCGATTCCAAGCATACAAAGGACATTAGCTTTCAGGCTTTTCACTCTTATTACCTCCAAAACTCAGTATCCATGCCGTAGCCATCGCCACAGACGTCGCGATAATTCCACGGGTAGCTGATGCACCTACCAGAATACCGATGTGATGCACCATCCAGAAGTTCAGCAGAAATACCGCCAAAACCGTTGCCAGTGCTATGCCCCACATCAGGGCAACTTCAATCAGTGCTTTCATTTTGTCTCCTTTCGTTTTTGCCGTTGCTGTTCTGCTCCTAACTACTCAATGCCTTAGCCTATTGTTTCTATTCTTTGCCATTGCGTCGCACGTCGCCGCCGTTCGATGCCTTTGCTTATCAAAGCTACGCCTTGCATCCATAGCCTTTGCTGCGCCGCTCATGTCTGTTCCGTGCAATTCCATTGCTCGTCTGAGCTTTGCTCCGCTATGCCTTTGCAAATCCATTCTCTTCCTTGCATTGCCTTTGCTGTACCTTTCCTCGCATCGCGTTGCTATGCAATACGAGGCTATACCGTTGCAGAGCGAATCATGTCGTGTCTATGCAATTCCATTGCATATCTGTTCAATCCTTTGCATTGCCTTTGCCGCGCTGCTCCGCGCCCCGCCTTGCCATTGCGCAGCGCCTCATAGCGATACGAAGCAGTGCCGCTGCGAAGCATTTCTGCACATCGCCTTTGCCGTGCAAGACGCTGATGCGCAAAGCCATAGCGGTTAATTGAGGATTTCGTAAGCAAAGCGTCCTTTAGAGCTGTTTCGCTACTGGCCGATGCCACGCAGAGAGCCGTAGTCCAGCCACTCACGCACGACCTTCTCGTGAGAATCGTCCAGCAGCATGACCTCAAACTCGCAGGTCGAACCAGCGGGAATCTGCTCGCTGTTGGCGAGACTCACCCGCTCGCCCTGCGCGGTCTGTGCGCGAAGCGGGCGCTGGCACTCGGTAATCTCACCATTCACATGAATGGGAATCATGCGGGGTTGAACGAAAATCAGACCATCAATGACCTTCTTGTAGGCCGTCAACTTGCCGCTTTCGTTCACGGCCTTCTTCTTGCCAGTTTCGGTTTTGCCACCGATACGACCCAGCATACCGCAAGAATCCTTGAAGAAGCCCTTGATCTGATAGTCATACAGGATGGGTTCGCCGTTCTCGTTGCGAGGGAACACGGTCATGCCCTTATCTGCCACAGCATCAGCACCCAGAGCGGCCACTTCGTCTTCGATAGTGCTTGCATCAGGGGACTTGCTGGCGATGAACTCTCGCGCGATATTCTGGTTGCTAGGCCAAGTGCCGAGAACCGCTTCGGTGAATGTGATTCTGACTTTGATTTTTTTCATTTTTGCTCACTCTTTCTTTCTCGATATGTTCCAGTCTTAAAGGTTCACGCTCTTGCCAGCGCTTCTGCCACGGACTGCTTTTGTTGAAGCTGCTTATTGCTTTCTTCATCGTTTGCCATCCTCCGCTTGCGTTGGATGTGTTCCAGCCGCTCTTTCTCTCGGCTTCTCCAGCGGATTTCCCGCTGTCCGTAGTATTTACCGTTCATCAGGAGGGTCTACCTTTCCTTGCACAAGCAAAGTGCTGTAATGGCCGTAGCTCATTCCAAGCTCTTTTGCTTTATCGTTCATCTGTTTGATGGTGTACTTCGGCTTAGGCTTTTCTTCCGTCTGGTTCCCTTCCGGTCTGGCCTTGCAGGTGGGAGACTTGATATAATCCGAATGCTCTTTCCACCACTTGGCCATCTGCTTCCGCTTTACTATATTTGCACATTTCTGGTGATATTTTTGATGCTCATACAGCTTGCGCATTGGCTTTTTACACAACTCGCAAGGAACAACTCCATATGGAGCGCGTCGCGCTGCTTGATTCTCTCTCCTAGCTAATACTGCGCATTCTTTGCAATACCGTTTTGTCTTGATGACTTCGCCGAGAGGCGCTCCACAGCGTTCGCAGCTCTTAGCCTCCATCTGACTCACTTGCCTTTCTCAAGACTCTTTCGTTGTGTTCGGAAAAGCACTGGTCGAGAAACTGGATGAACTTTGCGATTTTCTCTGCGTCTTCCGGAGTACAACCGTTCTCCACAAAGCGCCTTACCGACTGCTCACGCTTAAAGTCCGAGTAGGTCTTGGCCGCAGCGTCAATGGCGAACTTGGCTTCTTCGGGGTACTCAAGGTCAATTTTAATGGTCAGATACCTTTCCATACTCATTCCTCCGTTCTCTGGCTTTTCTCTGCTCTCAAGAACAAATTAACGAAATAAACTTGCCCGATACCAGTCACTTTAGGGGTTTTGTTGATGGAAGTATGTCCGTCTGAGTGCGCAATGGACGTTTCCTTGATTTCAAACAGGCGAAGTTCCATAGACTTCTGGGTCGGCATATTGTAGTCCGTCCGCTTCTTGTCTTTAATCAAATACCCGTTTTCACGCATCCATGAGAACAAGCGGTTCTGCCCCATCTGGATGCCGTTCTGTGACAGCAGCTTTGCCATTTCACCAACAAGAATGCTCTGGCTGCTTGCGCTCACAGCGTCAGCAAAAAGTGCTTTCGGCTTCATGGTTTCAATCTGCTTATCTTTCTCTTCCAGCTCCTCATGCGCTGCGATCAGTGCAGTTGCAAGGAGTTGCGAGCGAGTAAGCTGCGGCGCGTTGTAGCTTCCAGTCTTGCGAATGGCAGGAAGTACGTCGTTTGTGACCCATCTACGGAACGGAGTCGCTTCCGGTTTGTCGCTACGGAGAATGACATGGTACAAGCCACTCTCGTTAATGATGGTGGTTGACTGCTGACGACCCATGCTATCGGTGAGGGGTGTCTGACACACCTCATCTTCGTCAAGCCGTCTAGCGACAACTTTATGGTCTGCTATGTCGAGAACTCCGCACACGTCTTTCAGAACAAACCATGCTTCGCCATCCATATCAACCGTGCGAACTTTGCTGTTCTGATATTCAAAAACTTGAATGTTCGCCATTTTTTCTCTCCCTTCTTACACTCCCGAATCCTGAATATTCAAAATCCGGCAGATGCTTTTTTTGATGCCGGGCGTTTCCAGCTTCCCTGTCTTAACCTTGAAAAGGTAAGAACGGTCAAAATATCGTCCGGTGTCCTCCTTGACTTTTTCAATCAACCAGTCATTGGTCTTGTCTTTTTGGATAAGAGCAATCTCGATTTGTTTGCCAAAGTCACACAGAGGTTTTTTTTCAGCCATTATTTCACCTCCGGCTATTGATTTTTACGCATAAGTGTAATATAATGAAGTTGCTAGAAATCATTTATTACGCCTTCGCGGTACGGTCTTAGTATAATACGCTTTCGCGTAAAATGCAAGGCTTTTTTAAGCGTTCGCGTAATTTCAGCAAACCTTACAATGCGAGGACTGGAATTATGGCAAACTTGTACGAAAATATTGAAAAACTCTGCAAGCAGCGTGGAGTAAACGTGACCACCATGTGCAAGGAATCGGGCGCAAGCCGTGGGTCTTTGACCGATTTGAAAAACGGTAGAAAGCAGACCCTGAAATATGAGACGCTTGACAAGATAGCTTCTTATTTCGGAACAAGCGTGGATACATTGGTTTCTGGCGACCAAAAAGAAAACCCGCCCCAGCAGCCGCAAAGTGAAGTCGATGCAGCAGTGGAGCGGATTAGAAGAAAGCTTGAATCTATGCCGAAGGAACAGCGTGAAGCGCTGATGAACTTAATCGAGAAGATGTGACGTTCATGCCCGGTAAAATAAAAACCCCTTGTGCCGGGCTGGTGTAGCTCTGCGCAAGGGGTTTTCTGTTACTTTAGGTCTAGCGCTTGTTCTGCTACTGGAATCTTTTCTGGGTGTTCCAGCAACCATGTGATAAACTGGTCAATCTTGGCTCTTTCCTGTTCACTCATTGTGGCATATCCTCCCAATCTGTAAATGCGGATGTTCATTTGATATGATTATACATCTTTCAGTTGTGTAGTCAATACCATTTTAACAACTTCGTAAAAATCGAATGTTTTTTGCGCATCTATCGTTTTTCATCGGGAAAGCTAACGTAACAATGAGCGTCCAATAAAGCCACGATGGAATTTGTTTATCCTTTATTTTGCAATGCGTCTTTGAGCATAGAGCGAAAGGGGTTTTCAGGTAACTTGTCCAGCGCATCTGCTTTGACGAGAGCGTTTGTGCTGATGCTGTGCGAAACATTGTTTAGCTGCACAATGGCATCGTCCAAGTCTTTGACTGTTGCTCCACGCCGTTCCATTGACTGAAGGAAAGTTTTCACCTCTTCAAGAACAACAGGGTTTTCGGCTTTATAGAATCCATTTGTAAAGTCCATCTTTCCTCCAATCACAGCTCTACGAGCTGTCCGTCAATGCGTTCGATGCTATCTGCCGGGTCACGCCCATCGTCTAAGGCGGCTGCGGCGCGTTCTAGGATGCCTTTTGCTTCGAGGTAAGCATCTTTATCAGCTTCGTACCCAGAAAGGCTCAGGACAAGCTCCAGCGTCCGTCTGCGAGCGTATGGAATAATCAGAGCGTCTACGGTTCGGTTCATTAGCTTTCCTCCCACGGTTCAGGTGTGTGTGGCTGCCCATCGGGAACGCTGGCAGGCATTCCGTCGATGATCGGCATACGTTCATGGTTCCAGATTGCAGTTTCTTTCATCTTGTGTTTCCTTTCTCTTTGGAAATTTTTGACAATACAGTTATACCACATCTCGCTGTTTCAATGAAACAGCGAATTTTTTCAATTATTGTTTCACATTTTGAACAATATATCAGTTAAATTTCTTTGATTTTATATCATTTTGTCGAAAGAGGGGTATTTATGGATGATTATAGGATACGAGTGGCAAAAGCGTTAGAGATGGCAAGAGCAGAATCCGGACTTAGCCAACAGAAGCTTGCAGACAAAATGGGTATAGGCCGAACATCCATTTTTCGTTACGAGCAAGGGACAATGACCCCAGATGCTCCTACTATCATAAAGTGGTTCGTGTGCTGCGGTGTTGCGGCCAAACCGTACATAGACACCTGTTTGCATCCCGGATTATTGGAAAGTCTGGCTGGCGATGCCAGCACCGAGAGAAAGAGAGATACGCTGATAGAGCATATCAAAGAAGCCCATCCGCAAGAAATCGACCTGCTGTGCTATCTAATCTACGGCAATCACGGCTCAGATTACCTTGCCGTTCTGTGCGAAATGGTAGCCAACCTTCACACGACTTTGCGTGATCGTGTGTCCGTCTGCCGCACCGTCACAGGTCATTATGAAATGGCGCAGGCCACCAAAACCGACCCTGACCCAGACGGAACACAGCCCAATATGCAGATTTTGTATCAGGCACAGGACTGTGGGGAAGCTGCGGCCATGAATCGAAACGATTCTTATACCATCAACGAGGAAAACATTTTGCGCTGATTGTCGAATTATCGATGTTTTTGCAGAACATTTTGTTAATGTTCATCCACTTTTTGTACACCTATCGGGTAAATTTACCTTGTCATTCCGTCCCCCATAGACCAGAAATCGACAATATTCGCACGAAATAAATAACGAGTTATCGTCAATCTGTTACCTGTGATTGTCGGCTTGTCAATCTGTCCCCCATAGCATTGAATTAAAAGTTTTTCATCCACTTTTTGTACACGTTAGGTAAACCTAACTGTTAAGCGTTTCAACCTTTTGGATGTTGAACATCTGTTTATTTAGCGATATTTGCTTTGTGTTTTCCACTTTTTAAGAGAGAAAGAAAAGATTTTGTGGAAAATTTTCTTCTTCTGCTATTAGTAGAAGTTATTTTATAATCCTGTTAATAGTCTTGTTTTATATAATGTAAAGAGGTGTACAAAAAATGGATATAAGTGTACAGATTGTGGAAACAGGTGTACGAAATGTGGACAGTTAGGTGTACAAAAAGTGGAAACAGGTGTACGCTAACTATTGATTTGTACACCTGTTTGTGATATACTCATTATATGAGAGGAGGCGTGATAAGAGTGTCCGATATTAAAGGCGGGAACTTGGTTGAAAAAAGCAGACAGCTTGTTTGGGCAAAGTTCACTGACTATACAGCAGGAGAGCTTCGGTTGCTTGAAGTGTATCTTAGCCGTATCAATCCGAGAGACCCCGAAACTTCAACGGTTCAGTTTACGTTACAAGAATATTGCGAATTTTTGGGGTTGAAAATCAACTCTAGGAATTTGAAAGCACAGGTCAAGCATTTCATCGACAACTCCGTTGAAGTTCCTAGAGGTGACGGTTCAGGCTCGTTTGACTTGTATCCCTTGTTCAGTAGAGCAACTGTAAACTTTGAACCTAGTTTAATGAATATTACTGTGTCATTGTGTTGCAATCCGCTTCTGCAACCTGTTTTCTTCGACATTGCGGAGCGTGGATATGTCAAGTATCGCTTGCGCTACACAGCGAATATGAAATCGCAGTATAGCATTTTGCTGTATTCAATTCTCCGAGAGTTCATCGGACGTGGCGTGAGCCAGCCCGAAATTACGTTGGATAGATTAAGGGAACAGCTTGGTGCAAGAGAGCCTAGCTATCAGGAGTTCAAGCATCTTAGGCGGCGTGTCATTGATATTGCGGTAGCTGAAATAAACGAAGTATCAGACCTGTGCGTTGAATATGACAAGGTCATGAGAGGTCGCAATGCGGTTGCTGTAAAGTTCAATATAGCTTTTAAGTCTAATGAGCCAGTCATAGACGTGGAAGCTAACGAGGTTGAAAGCGTAGAGCTAAAAGATGTTCCAAAGAGCCAACGACCTGCCAGAAAGCCCCGCAGTGGCGCATACGAGGATGTGGATTGGGCATCTATTGCGCCAGAGATGTCTAAAAGCCAGTGTATCTTGACTGCAAAGCTGGTGGCAAAGAGATTGCCGGAGAAGTATCCGAACATCAAGCCTAACAAGAAGAAAGAAGCTGTTGTGAACATCATTGAGAATGCATACAGGATTCTTGTCAGTGAGCGACTTGATAGGATTGAAAAAGACCCCGGCGCTTATATGTACTCAATTTTGAAAGAAGCAGACCTTGATGATTATGCTACGTTTGACGAAAGCTTCTTAAAGTAGTCGAATGTAGCACATTGAGCAGATGATGCAGAAAGGAGAAAGAGTATGGTTCCAATGTTTCCGAAAGGCTTTGACAAAGACAAGTGGTACATGACTAAAGATGTTATGCCGGATAAAAGCCTAGAAGGATGGCCGCATGGGCTTTTACTTCGTATCGAAGATGAGAAAACAGGAGAAAAAAGTTTCATAACCGGCGAGTACGATACAATCAACGGCAAATGGTTTGATTCCGATAGTAATGAAATCAAAGGAACTGTAATTGCATGGCACGTCACGCCTGTGTTGTGGGTCGGAGACGAGATAAAGGCGGCATATCCGTTCTACTAAAAAGAAAGAGTGATAAAATGGCAAAAATCATAGCTGTCGCCAACCAGAAGGGCGGCACAGGAAAGACCACCACAAGCACCTGTCTGGCTGGTGCGTTGCAGTTGCTTGGCAAGAAGGTCTTGCTGGTGGACTGCGATGCCCAGTGCAACGCAACGGACACCTACGGCGCACAGACAGAGGACGTATGTACCCTGTTCGATGTGATGACCCGGCAAGGTACGGTAGAAGAAGGAATCCAGCACTGTGAAGCTGGTGACATTCTTCCGTCCGACAGCGCATTGAAGGACATTGACGAACAGCTTGTCCGGGACATGGGCAAGAACTTCCGGCTGCGAGAAGCCCTTGAAAGCGTGTCTGAGCAGTACGATTACATTGTGCTGGACACTCCCCCGCAGCTTGGTCTTGCGCTTGTGAACGCTCTGATCGCCGCCAACAGCATCATCGTACCCATCACAGCCGACCGATACGCACTGGCTGGTTTGAGCCAGCTTTCGCAGACCATCGGAGATGTTCGCAGATACTTCAATCCGGCTTTGAAGATTAAAGGTCTGCTTTTGAACCAGTACAAGAGCAGGGAAAACCTGTCCAAAGAGGTCGTGGAGCAGCTTCCCGTGATTGCACAGAGTATGGGCACAACCCTGCTGGGCGTAAAGATTAGACCGTCTATGGGCGTTCGTAAGGCACAAGCAGAGCGACACAGCCTGTTCAGCGGTGACACGGCAAAAAGTACCAGTGCAGAGGATTTTAAGGCGTTGGCGCAGATGATTGTGGAAGGGGATAAAAATGGCTGATTTAATTGACCGAGAAAAATTACTTGAAAAATTAGAAGCAGCTTGCGATGGATGTGATGGATTTTGCGGAACTTGCCCATATGGATATGATATAGCCGACGTCTTAAATGAACCATCAGTCAACCCAGAAAGCCTACGGCCAATATCGCACGTCAAACGAGGAAGCGTTCTTGAAACGAAAGACTGTGCGTTTTGTGAAAGATGTGGAGCTTATCTTGGCAAATATGATTCAGCTGTAGTTAAAAGTTATGCGTATTGCAAAACTTGTGGCGCACGAATGGAGGAAAACAAAGAATGAAGCCAACCAGCAAAAAATCCACAGGTTTACTTGGCGGTTTTGATTTCCAGCCTATTTTTTCGGAACATACATTAAGCCGAAGTGAGCCAAAGGAAGAAGAAGTAAGCCAAGCAAAGCCGAACGAAGCCGAACGGGCACAGATTAAGCCCAGTGAAGCCACAGACAGCCATGCACAGCCTAATGAAGAACAGTTAAGCAGTATTAAGCCGAAGCAAGCCAAAGACAGCGAAACGCAGCCAAACAATGCCATAGTCAGCGAAAGCAAGCCGAAGAAGCTGAAACAAGCAAGGGAAGTCCAACGTCTTATCGAACAAGGCGATGTGTCCGGCGCACTGGTAGAAGCTGGTCTGGCAAAGAAAAAAATCCCGATGCCAGTATCACATCAGGGCGTTGCAAGCGGCGATGGCAAGCGTTCAAAGCGCATTACCATACTTATGAGCGATGAAGAACGCAAGTACATCAACCGTGAAGCACGGCGGCACGGCATGACGATTGGACAGTTCGTGTACGCTCTGGCGGTTGCAGCGGCAGAGGGAAAGATTGAATTGGAGGATTTCTTAGATGAATGATAGCGAACGGAGCCTTATTCGATTTGTTTGCGATGGCGATATGCGAAATGCACAAAAAGCCGTTAAAATCATTTTGAATTCTATATCATCTAAAAAAGATGAGCAGTTCAAAGAAAATATGTTTCGTAAGTTGGAAAGCAAAAGAGAATTTATTGAATTGCCATATAACTTACAGCATCTTTTGATTGCAGAGGATACAGAAGAATTTCCAGAAGCAAGATTTCTTCTTAGGAACGAAGAAAAAAGCATAACACAGAAAATCGTTGCTATTTATCGAGCATCTGAAAAATTGAACGAAATAGGCATTCCTTATTTGCCAGCATTGATGCTTTATGGGCAAAGCGGATGTGGGAAAACCATGCTGGCTAGGTATATCGCGCATAAAGCAAAACTTCCGTTTTTGAGAATTCAATTTTCAAGTCTAATTGATTCGCACTTGGGGCAAACACAATCTAACCTTGCAAGAATTTTTGATTATGTGAGAACTGCTCCTTGCGTTCTTTGTTTTGATGAAATAGATGCGGTCGGAATGGCTCGTGGGCAAAAAGATGACGTCGGGGAAATGAACCGTGTGGTTATTGCGATTATGCAGGAAATGGATAGATTGCCGAATAACGTCATTATTATTGGAACGACAAACCGATTTGATAGGCTTGACCCCGCACTTATAAGAAGATTTCCGTTGCAATACGAATTAAAGCCGTTGTGCCGTGCGGATGCAGAAATGCTTTCTAAAAGGTTCTTTGAATATGCAAGAGTGCAATATGAAAACATAGATTATGAAGATAATGTCCCTGCATCTACGGTTATCAAAGAATGTACAGAACGAATTGTAAATCAAGTTCTGAATCAAGAGGATTTCTTGGAGGATTGACGATAAAAGTTAAGATTTAGGAGAGCTCTTAATGAAATCAAACTATAAATGCTTAGAAGCATCCGACGAATACGGAAGTCCAGTGAACTTTAGCATCCACAAAGAAAAAGAGACAAATCGTGTCGTGTTTTTCGTTGACGTTGAATGCCAAGAGGTTCATCTTACAGTAAAACAAGCGAAAGAACTTGCCAAAATGCTTCTGGACGCTGCAAAAGAATAATTTGGTAAAAGCTGAGATAAAAAAGAGGTGAAATGCCATGGGAAGAATTATTGACGCAGATGCCTTTTATCAACAAGAATGGATTCGCTGTGGGATGTATGAACCAATGATTGGCGTTGATAAAGTTGATTCTAACAAGGAGACATTATACAGAACCTTGCGAAGCCGATTAAATAAAGTCCCAGAGGTGGATGCAATCAAAGTTGTTCGCTGCAAGGATTGCGACCTTTGGAACACATGGGATAAGCAAGGAGAATCATGCAGCTGTGCTCATTTCACAATAGATGACTCCAGACCAGTGTATACAAAGTCTGATAACTTTTGCAGCTATGCAGAGCAACGATAAAAAGATGAGATTTAGGAGGAATATGCAATGTTTTGTACTGAAAAATCATGTGAGACTTGTGTAGATTGGAGTCGCGTTCATAACAAGTGTATGGATGCCTTTCATCCAAATGTGAACACTGAAACAAAAGGCGATGGAGAATGCCCTTACTATGAGCGAAGGAGAGAGGCAGTTTGCGATATTGCTTTTCCAAAATCGACTAGAGAAGAATATTGATAGAAACTGAAAACTAGGATGGATTTGCTATGACTTACGGAGAAATGAACAACTATATCACCCATGTTAGTGACAATGATTTGGTTGCGTTGTGCAAGAGCGTTTACGAGTTCAAGAATGGAAACGGAGTGTTGGAACCAACTTCAACGCTCAAAATTCTTGCAGAAAACCTACAGTTTTCTGATGTGAGAGTGTTGGAATACGCCATTACAGAAGAAGCGCATAAGCGGTACAAACAGATTGTATTGCTTCTCATGAAAGATGCTCCGGCACATTATTTGAAATGATGAGTTTTAAGGGGAAGCATAATGGGTAAGTATGTAAAGCGAGAAAATGTCTTAAAAAAGCTAAAAGATGTATCAAAATTCGCAGACGGAAAATCTGGCAGAGCGGTGATTGCGTTACTTAGAGCATCTTTGGAGAACATTCCGTACATTGTGATTGAAGAAGAAATTAAGCAAAACAATAAAAACTAAGTTCTAAAGTTGAAATAACAAAACCCCTGTGTAGCCGTTAAAAACTGCACAGGGGTTCTTCTTTACTTATCAGCAATGCAATCCCAGTAGAGATACGCCTTGCCATCTGCGGCATCTGCGTCCTCAAGGAATGCCTTTGCCATATCGGCGTAGAAGCCCGGAGTGTCAACGGACTGACGCTTTGCGACCTGACAATAATCAGAGTACATCATGTTCATGACAGCCCAGAAATCGTTCGGGTCGCAGGTGATATTGCGCTGTTTGGCAACGTCCTGCGTCTGTTCCAGCGTCCAGTGACAACCCTTCGTGCCGTCAGCATTCACCATGCTGTCACACCATTCCTCCGCTTCATCGTGAGTGAGGTGCTGACGCGGCATCTTGATGGAACGACTGTCTGCACCGCCAAGTTCGTACTGCCCAGACCGCTTGTCCCAGTCGCCGTTCTGCGAGAAGCCGATTTGCGGCATTTTGCGCCCATACTCAACGTCAGGGTAGCGGGGAATAGGGTAAGGGTCGATGTAGCGGTTTTCCTCCTGCGGATAGTATGGATAGCGGTCGTTGCCACCTTCCAGCTTACGCAGACGGCGTTCCATCTCACGTTCCCTGCGGTCACGCTCTTCCTCAAGGCGGTCACGTTCCGGCTCACGGTTTTTGTCGTGGTCACGGAGCATCATCATGCGGCGAAAATTAGTCTTGCCCATAATCTACACCTCCTCAAGAAATGGACGCGGGCGCACCAGCGTGGGAACGGAAGAAGCAGCCAAGATACTTGAACGTGCCTGTGCCAGTGGCAGACGTTGCAACGCGGGTAGCATAGCGGGTGCGAGTGTGGATGCTCTCAGCGGTTGCCTGAGCGCAGTTGCAGTCGGTCAGAGGGTATGCGGTCGTTCCTGCGCCGATGGTGATGACCACAGGGGCGTTGATGGTGGTCGTGTCCGGGATGCTTTGGGCAACCACGATGCAATACTTCTCTCCGTTCTGGTATGCGCCAGCAGGGATGTTGATGGTCAACGTATCATTGGCGAACGTCACCGACTGGCTCAATACCAGATGGGGGCAGAGTTTGCAGCTTGTTTTGCAAGCCATAGTGTTTTCCTCCTAAAAAATCAGGGGCAGAGGTGTCTTACCCCTGCCCCGATGGTTCACCCGGTGTTATCGGGGAGTGTGTAGGTTAGCAGCAGCCGCAGCAGTTCACGCCCACGTTGGGGTTTGCCACCTGATAAGCGGGAATCGGACGAGGATTGACCCGGTTCAGGATGGTATCAGTCTGCTGGGACATCACGGTGGTCAGAAGCGCATTCTGCCGATCCTGAGAAGCGGCGAACTTCAGGCTCTGGTTCTCAGCAGTCAGAGTGGCAATCTTATCCTGCGTGAAGTAGTCCATCATGCTGCGGAAGTTGGCGTTGCAGTTGTCCACGATGGCGCGGGCGTTGTCTGCGATAGCCTGACGGGTAGCGCAGTCCTCCGTTGCAATGGTGTACTTCAGGTCGCCGATCAGCTGTTTGTTCTCGCAGCAGCAAGATGCCAGCTGCGTGGCAAGTGCGGTCTGACCAGCCTGACGTGCGTTGCCCTCCTGCATAATGGCAAGGCTGATGGCGTTGTCGCCATTGGACACGCTGCGTTCCAGTCCGTTCACCAGCTGTGCGTTCTGGTAGCCAAGCTGACAGATGGCGCTGTTCACGCCTGCAAAGCCGTTCGCAATGTTGGCGTTGACGCCGTTCATCTGCGCCAGCTGGTCATAGCCCAGAGAGCAGATACCGCTCTGGATGCCCGCCAGAGAACGGGAAGTATCCTGCTGGTAGAAACCCTCAGACAGAGCCGCGCGGGTGTCTGCGCCGCCCTGACCGGTTGCGCCAGTGCCGACAAGATAGGGGATGTAGCTGTTCATGCCGTTGTCACCACCGTTGCGTCCGTTGCCGTAGTTGCCCCAGCCGAAGATGATGGCGAGGATGATAACCGCCCACAGACCTTCGTTGCCGAAAAATCCGCCGTTGTTATTGCCGCCGTCCTGCCCAGCCAGATAGCCAGTTGCAAAATCGTCCATAACAAAACTCCTTTCAGTTTTGCGTTATGCTATCCCACCGCCGTGTGCGATGGGCGAAGCCAAACAAAAGCGGTTTTTGTCAAGTCCGCAAAACTGAGAAGCGTTTCGCTTAGAGGGATGCGTTATCGGGGCAGCGTCAGGTTCAGGGCGCTTGCCAGCTGGTTCAGGTCGATGCCGCGCTCTTTGGCCAAGTTCTGCGCCATCGTTCGGAGTTGTGCTTCGTTTTTGCCCTGAATCAGGTTAAGCCCCTGCATGATGGGTGCGCTCTGCCCACCCAGCTGCTGGATAAGCCCCATCGGGTTCTGCCCTGCACGAGCTAGATTTGCAAGCTGCATGATAGGGCTGTGAGTAATCATATCAAACGGATAGGGCATCACTTATTCTCCTTTCTTCGCTGCGGCAGTGGGCTTAGAAAAGCTCTTCTGCCACTTTTCCAGTTCATCCAGCCGATGCACAAGGGCGTTGTACTGCTCAATAGGCACATACTGCTGTGCCGGTGCAGCGGTCTGCTGTGCCTGTTGTGCCTGCATTTGTCGCCATGCTTCCGGGCTGTAGAACTCCTGCACATAGGATTCGCAGGTGTCCGGGTTAAGCCGCTTGCAGTAGATTACGCCGCTACGCAAGTCCGGGCAGTAGGTCGGTCTACCGTACAGGTCAGACGGTATTGCCAAAAACTCCTCCCTGCTGGACACAGGTCTTCCAAGCAGCCAACCGCCGTCTTGTGCCGACTGCTGAACAGGCTGCTGCCCATTCATCGGCTGCGGACGCTGCGGCTGTGGCTGCTGCATCTGCGTGTTTGGCAGGGAAGTGGCAAGACCTGCCGTGCCCATGCCGCCGTAAGGATTGACAGGCTGCTGCGGAACGTAGGGCGCTCCGGGTGTCGGATAATAGCTCATAATACATCCCTCCTGATGCTCCCAGTGTACCGCATCAGCAAAAAGCGAAGGACAACGAACGTCAAACGAAGGACAAAAAAGAAAAGCGCCCACACGGAAAAATCCGCATGAGCGTTTAACTGTTAAGGGCTTCACATTGGAAGCAAAAATAAAATATTACGTTTTGACTTGCAAGACAAGAGTTTTGACAAAACTAGTGCAAATAAAACAAAATCCCCCACTTTGCCTACAAAGCACCCCGCGTGGCACGCAGGGCTTCGGCAAAGCAGGGGATTTTTTATGCCGCCAAAACGGCAAAGTCTAAAATCAAGAGCGGAACCGCCCACAGGCAATGCCGCTCTCTACAAAGGCCGTAGCCTTTCAATCGGGGTCTCCCAAGTGCATGGGAATATAAAACGGAATAAACCGCTTCCAACTGTGGCAGTCTCTAGGCCAGAACCGCACGATGTACCAGTCTCCAAACAGATGGAAAGTAGTATAATATTTTGCAATTCTTGCAAGCCGTTCTTCTTTTGTGCTGCACATAAGCGTCACCATATAAAAGCGTCTCCCGCATGGTACGCACTATAAGTAGGCGGGCGGGAGACTTTAGCAGATATCCACCCTAATGCGCTTCTTCGAGAGGCCGTGTGGATTTGTTGATGTTATTATACCACAAATTGTGCAAAAAGAAAAGCGGCAGACCCGAAAGCCTGCCGCTTCAATGCGTTTTCGCGAGAAAATCGCACCCAATTGAGATTATGGTATCACACATCCAGCATTTTTTCAATGCCTTTCAGCCGGTAGCCTACCGCCGTCCGACTGTAATGTGTCTGTGCTGCAATATCCGGCAGCGGGAGCCGCTCCACGTACCGTAAAAGAGCTATCTTTCGGTCTACCCTCCCAAGCGGTGCGTTTTTGATGGCTGCGGTCATCTGCTGTCGGTCAAGTCCTTGCAGCGCAGCGGGCAGCACTACGCGAGCCGCCGCCACGGGCAGCACCGAGCCAAAAAGGCTGCGGTAACTGTCCTGCGTTGCGTACCATTTTGCCAATGCTGGCGAAACGGTGACATTTTGTCACCATTTTCGTAATGTCACGAAATTGCTCTTGTGCGGCGTACATTTTGTTGGTGTCAACAAAATGCTCGTATGTAGTGCTTGCCATGATAACCTCCTTACTGCTTTTGCAATGCCTTCCGCATCTGGTCGAAGAAAAATTGAATGACCTTGCTCATGGTTTCCTCGGTGATAGCCCAGCTGACCAGCTTGCCCCATCGGCTATTGTCCAGATAGTGGCGCAGCATCTTGACGCACCACGCCTTGCGTTCTGCGCCGCGCTTGGTGCCCTGAATCTCCCGCTCTGCCTGAGTGATAAGGTTGAGCACCAGATTTTTGACTGCCGCGCCGTAGCCCAGACGGATGCCGCCGATGGCGTAGAAGACGAGTCCACCCAGCATCAGGATGATGGCCACAGGAACGGGGATGATGCTCAAAATTTCATTGATTGCTTCCATGATTGGTAACTCCTTTCAAAAGATAGTTGTCGATACTGGCCTTGCTTTTCTGCATCCCTTCGTGATTGTCCCCGGAGAGCTGAGCATCCAAAAGATTCCGCACACCATCAAGGGCCAAGCAAATCTCCTCGTCGATTGCGTCGAAGCGGGTGAGGTCGCGTTTTAGGGCCGCTGCGTGCTGAGACGAGATGCTTTCGACTGCGCCCAGCCGTTGCTCGATAGCGTCAAGCCGCTGGTTTTGCGCGGCGTCAGGGGCCTGCGCCTTTTTGATGTACTTGTGGATGATGTCTAAGACTTTGTCCAGCGTGACCGCTCCTGCACACACGCTGCCAACAACGCCCAGCACCCACAAAAGAGCCTGCTCTTTAGTCATACGCCCTCCCGGAGACGGGTCAGGCCCTTCTTTCTGATGATGCGGGGGTAGTTGAGGGTAGTGACGTTGAGGTCTACGTTGCCGGAGATGCCCGGCACGCTGCCCTTGCTGGTGTGCTGGTGCGCATTGTACTTAAAGCTCACTTTGGGGGCCTTTCCGGTGTAATCGGCCAGCCAGACGTCCCACCGAGAGGACAGCCGAGCCATGTCCAGCTCATACTTGTAACCGGTGTAGGTGTAGAGCTGGGCATAAAAGCCCATCTTCTCCACCTGTTCCAGTGCGTAAGCGGTAAGGTTGGACAGGTCAAGCGTGGACAGCTGCTTGAGCTTGTTCTCCTCTACGTCCACGCAAACGGGGAGAGAAAACTCCTTGCCGTACACCGCCTGACGCAGCAGGGCAAGCTCTGCATCGGCCATCGCCTCGCTGGTGGCGTAGGTGTAGTAGTAGACGCCCACGTCTAAGCCCGCCGCTTTGGCGTTGCGGTAGTTGGTCTCAAAGGTCGGGTCGATATACAGGCCGTCTGCCCGCTTGGAGATCTTGTGGTTGGTGCTCACGGTCTTGAGCATGACACCTTTGTAGCCCGCCGCCTTGACCTTGCGCCAGCCATCGAGGGTGATTTTGCCCTGATACCGGCTCACGTCGAGGTAGCGGTAGGGCGGTTCTCCCTCCCAGCCGGGAGGAGCGGCGGTTTTGGTGTCCACTGTGGGCACCAGGTCAGAGGTAGAGGCATCTGCCGCCCGGGAAA